CTATTTCAGCAGGTCGTCATAGATGGCTATGAGCCGCTCCGCTTCGTCGCGCTGCTTGCCCTCGGTGTAGGGCAGCAAAATCAGCCACACGCGCCGCCTGATGCGGATGAACATCGGATCGCGGAACTGCGATTGCGTCAGGTATGGATGCGGTCGCGCGGCGGGCGTCATGCTGATGGTTCCGCCACAGCGAGGCTGGCAATACTCGTCATGATGCGAGCGGAGGCTGCATTACATATTTTCGCAACCTCTTCGAACGCCTCCGCACTTTCATGAATCACATCGAAAAGGGACATGGCTTCCTCCGTGTGCTTCTCCGCGGCGGTCGCCAATTCGGCTTTCGTCCGGTACATTACGCAGATTGCGGCCATTGCATTTTCGATATGCCGTGTGGCGTGTCGGCGTAGCTCCTCCGGGGTTAGCCCCTCGCCGCTCTTCCACGGTTCAAAGTCGACGGCGGCAAGTTCCTCAATGTCTTTATCGTCCTCGACAGGCGTTGGGGTATGGGCGTTCATGCGGTTGCTCCTTGTGGATGAAAATCGTTCACAAGGACGGTATGCGCCCAAATGGTATTCATGTCAACGAAAATCGTCCACCTTGCGGAAGGTAGGTCAAATGACTTATATGGCCACATGACAATAACACCCGCGCAGTGCCGCGCCGGACGGGCACTTATAGAGTGGTCGCAGAAGGATCTCGCCGATGCGGCCCACGTCGGGCTGTCGACCGTGCGCGGCTTTGAAAACGGTACACGCGCGCCAATCTCAAACAATCTATCCGCCATGCGGGCTGCGCTGGAATCCGCTGGTGTGGTTCTACTCGGCGAGTTCGGGGTCACCACCAGCGCCGACAACTTCGCGGAGGCCCGGCTGGGCGCCTAAGCCATTGACTCCCTCCCACTCAAGCCGCAATCTGCGGTTGGGTTTATAAGGGAGGAAATACGATGGCGAAAGTCGCCCCATATCACACGAGCACGCAGGAAGATCCGCCCGTCAATCGCAACGTCTATCATGATCACGACGATTGCTATGAAGGAAAGAAGATCAAACCGGAGAACAAGCAATCTGGTACCGCGAGCAGGCCGTTGTGCGAGGTGTGCGAGCGTCTAGGGTAAAATCGCCAAGTTGCAATAATTGCAAATAAGCGGAGTGGTGATGGATTGGCCGCTGCTAATCTCATCAGGGTCGCTGGCCATTAGTATGGCTGTTGGTGCCGTAACCATCTGCAACTATAGGGAGTTAGCGCGCCTGAGACGCATTGATTCCCCGCGCCCGGAAATCGGTATGTTCGGGAATAATCGCGAACACGGATGTCGCGAGGTACATCTGAAGATCGCCAACGACGAGAAGGTGTTGTGGGAGATTGTGGACGTTACCATAAATGGGTCGAAAACCGCGATGATAAGCAAGGCGGTTTACGAAGACGGCAAAGACGTCGCCGGCAACTGGAACCCCGACGTGGTAGTCTCCCCAGGCGAATGGAGTCGAGCCGTCAAGATTGATCCTAAGCGTCCCCAATTTTTTCTGAAGCCAACAGAAGGCGCGATTGACGTTTCAATTAAACTGCGCGCGAAAGCGGACGCGAGGGAAACGAAGGAGTTTTCGCTCACGATCCCTGAATCTCGATACTAAGCCGCCTCCAGCATCCGCTCCGGCACGATCTTTTTCCCGATCACATCAGGCCAAGTGCGCAACCGCTCGGTAATGCAGCCGCCTGCCGTTATCGCCGTCCAGTCGACATGACCGCCGATGCCGTAAACATGCGGCGCGTCAGGGTTGGCCGGGTTAGGCCCACGCACCTGCCGCATACGGTCGAACAATTCCGCGCCAAGGCCGCGCAAGCCGTCGCTGGCGTCGAGGCCGTCCGCATCCACCATCGGGCCGCCACCGATCTCGGGGCCGGCATCAATAAGCGTCCATGGCTCGTAGCCTGTGCCGTATACATCCATGTCGGCAGCATAGAGGATCCTCGGGCCGGCCGTCTCCGATATGGTGCAGGCGATGATCTCAAAGGGTCGGTATTCCCGACGATCGCGCTGGCGGTTGAACATGCTTTGCCATTCCGTGATAGCCGCATCGACGCTATCGACCAGGTCGGCATGGAAGTTCATCGCCGTTGCAAAGGCTTCGACAGCCTCGCTACCGCGGCCAGTGATAGCTACGGGATGACGTGCCGACGTCCAGACCTTGCGCTTAATGTCGGTCAGTGTGCCGTCCGGCTCATACACGGCGCCATCGGTTAGAAGCTCGACATGGTCGTGGAATCGTACTGCATAAAATGCGCTCACTGTGCGCCTCCAATATTCAATGTAAAAAGGTCGCCCAGAAGCGCACCACCACCAACGGGCGTGCCGATCCCGAACAACTGGTCCAAGCCAGAGTTAAGTAACCGGCTCGCAAGCTGCTTAAGCGCGTCAGCCAGAACGTCGGTCGCCTTCTTTCCCTCAAGCAGCCCGTCGACAAGCGTGCCCGCAAAGTCTCGCGCCGCGTCGCGCGTGTCTTCGATGGCCTTCTTGTGTGCTTCCTCGGCCTGCTTGGCCGTGTAGATGGCCGTCACCAGGCTGGTAATTTCTTCCTTCTGGGCGGCCGTTGCATCCTTGCCGGCACGCCATAGCGCGTTGGATTTCTGGATCTCCAGTTCGGATGCGCCAATCAGGCCCTTCTCACGCTCCAGATTGTCGATAAGCCGCTGGGCGTAGTCGACGGATTCTTTCAAGCTCTTACTGCCACTACCGCCAGTCTTCGCGGCCGGTATGATCGTAGGCTTTGCCGGCGTGCCGGAAGACGCAAGCTTATCCATGCCCGAAAGCATGTTGGCGATGGCCCCGGAGTCGCCGTTGATTATCGTATGCGCGCCGAGCGCCTTACCGGCTGCGCTATTGGCGAACGCCTCGCCGATCTTATCCAGGCCGAGGCTCTTACCGAACTGCGCAGCATACTGATTGAGGTGCGCCATATAATCGACTGCGTTCAGGATCGCCGATTTGGATTGCACCTCGAATGCCTGCCACATCGTCTGAAATTGTTGGTCGAGCGCGGCGGCCCGATTGATCAGGTCCGAGTCGAGGACAGCGCCTGCGTCTTTCGCGGCCGTCTGCAAGTTGTCCAACCCGGCCGCGCCATCCTTGAAGATCGGAACCATCTTGGCGGCTTCGTCACCAAAGGCCTGTTGCGCGAGGTAAAGCTGTTCCTGCGGCGTCCGTGCATTGGCGATGAGGTTGGCGAAGTCGCCAAGGATATCGCGCGTGCTGCGCAGCGTGCCGTCCTGCTTCTTAAGCTCGATGCCGTTAGCTTTGAAGATCGGTGCAAGCTGCCCCGCACCGCTGGCCGCCTCCGCTACCTTCGCCGCGAAATCGCCCAGGCCATCCCCCATCTGGTCGATATTCACGCCGGCCTTCACAGCGCCATACTGCAACGCCTGTATCGCGTCGGTGGACAGCCCGATACGATCGCTAAGCTGCTTCAAGCTGTTGGCAGCGCCGAGATCGTCGATGGCCTTATGAAATAGCGCCAGCGGAGCCATGGCAGCGAATATGCCGCTTCCCACACCGATTGCGAACTCCTTGCCGATCGAGCCCAGCTTGGCGTTTATGGTCGAGACCATGCTGCCAGTGCGGTTTTCTATTTGTTTGTAGTTGTCGTTGGCCGCCTTTTTGGCGCGGGCCATGCTCTTTTCGAGCTTGTCGACGCGCGCTTCGATGTCGATAACAAGCGCGCGGCTTTGATCGTTGGCCATGCGGCCTCCTTGTGATTTAATGGGTGCGCCCGCTGGCGCATGGGGGGGGCTCGCCGAATGGCTGCGCTCAGCGGGCAACCTCAAACGAATGCGATAAAATCTTCCGGTGCGCTGTCATAGCTGGAGCGGCCAGACGCGCCCTGTGCGGCACGACCAACGCAGATTATTGCCGCTACCGCGGGATCGATTTTGTCGATCGAGCGTTCTTTCAGCGGGCGCCGGTTGCCGCTGGCGTCGGTGTACAAAACGACGTTGCCGACTGCCCAGCGCAGCAAGGGATTGCCGCCGTGGACGATCCGCCGTTCAAACATCGCAGCCTCGAAATCGATGACTGGACGGGCAAACGTACCTATGTTTTGTGGAAATTCGGCGACAGGGTAACCGTCCGTTTCCAGCGACCGCATAATGTCCTGCGCATGCCAACGGTCAAAGGCGATTTCCTCGACCTGAAACCGCTCGGCCAGCCCACGAATGTAATCCTCGATCATGGCAAGATCGATCGTGTCACCGGGACAGGCCGTAAGGAATCCCTGATCTCGCCACAGCGCATATGGCACATCGTCCGCGCGTTTGCGGATCGCGCCTTCCGGGCAGAACGATTGCACATGCAGGGCAATACGCCCGTCGTCGAGCGGGATGGCCATGCCAACCGCGGCAAGGTCGATCCGCTTGGCAAGGTCCACTGACACCCACGCGGGTCGCCCTTCCAAAGCCTCTAGCGAAAGCTCGCCGGCATTCTCATCCCAAACGGCAAGATCCCATTCGGGGTTCGCCGCACCGTCCAGCCAGACGTTCAGGTTTAACTGCCGGAACATCTCCCGATCGGCCGGCTTGTGCTCTGCCTCTCGAACAAGCTGGCGGAGGCCGTCGATATCGGGATATGGCGGGTTGCAGCTAAGGCCGGGATTGACGCGATGCCAGACGGCTTCGTCCTTGTAATCCTCATCCGGCGCGGTCTCGAACAACACCGGCAGAAACGTCTCGTCTTGTATGGCGCCGGTCGCTACCTGTTTTGCGTACTTGTATTCCGAATAGGCGAGGTTTTCCTGACCGATGCCTGCCGTGGTGGTTATCACCAGAAGTGAGCCGGGCGTCTTCACAAGGCCCGTGCGGATGGCATCCCAGAGATCGCGCTTTTTCCAAGCATGCAGTTCGTCCACCAGGGCGAAGACAGGCGTGCGTCCATGAGCCGTGGCAGCGTCCGCTGACATCGCACGATAGAAGGCGCCGGACTTGCCGTGGGTGATGCGGGACTTTGTGTCCTGCACCTGAAATGCTTCCTCGGTGCGAGGGTGCGCGCGGATAACACCGACCATCTCCTCAAGCGCGATACGTGCCTGGTCGCGGTCCACGGCGGCCGACATCACCTGCGAACGCGGTATGCGCTCCGGCCCCAAGTGAAGGAGTGCCAACGCAGCGCCTAGCGTCGTCTTGCGGTTGCCGCGGGGGATGAGCGCGAAGACGGTCTTAATCCGCCTACTACCATCGGGCAGGGTGTCGCCGTAGATCCTGCGGATCAGCCGCTCTTGCCATCGGTCAAGCTGGAACGCACGGCCGGGAAGCCCCGACTTAGGGTGGCGTAAAGCCCGGATAAAACGGATGGCACGCTCACCCTTTTCGTGCGGGTCGGGAATGGCGGAATCGTCGAAGAGCCACGACGGGTAGCCTTCCGGCTGGCTTGGCTGTTCAGGTGCGGCGCCAGCCTTCCGTTTAGTTGAAACTTCCTGCCCATCAAAGGTCTCCGAAGGCGTCGTCTTCATCATTGCCTGGACTCCCGCCCTTGTTCTTTGCGCGTGCCGCAGGAGTCAGCCCTAGTTCGACGGCAAGCCGCCGCGCCGCTTCGATTGCCTCCTTGACCAGCGTGGTCGCCGGATGCCTTTTCAGTTCACCGGATGGCGACACGTAGGTCGGGCCGTCCTTCGCCACGATCGCTTCCGCCTGCCGTAGGTTCGCAACGGCCAGGCAGTACGCTTCGACCGTTTGAAGTTCATGCGCGGCGATCTTCCGGTCGGCCACAAGCTGCGGAACGACGCGGCGCCATTCCTTCTTGCCGTGTTCTGGCAACCAGGATGGCGCGCTGGGTGCTTTCGACAGCGCCCCGTCCAAGGCTTTCACTTCGGCTTTTCTTCCGCGTGCCATGTCAGTCCCCAAGCCGGCGAACACGCAGTTCCAACCCGCGTCGACGCCCGATCTCTTTTATCGAGATAATGTTGTGCGCCTCGCCGCCGTACATGACGCGCGCGTCAAGCGTTACGCCATCGAGGTACCGCGTGCGGAACACGATGGCCGTCTCGCCGCCGGCGCCATAGGCGCGCTGGAATTCATCGGTGGACGCTTCTATGATCTGCGCCCGCAGCGTCGCCATCGGCGCCCATGCGTCGACAACGCCGCCGTACTCGTCGACCGTTTGCGTCAGCGTCTCGATGGAGATGGTACGGTCCAATTTTCCAGCACGCATCAGACGATCCCCACTGTATCTTCGGCCAATAGGTGGATGGTGACGACTGCATGGCTGTGTTCTCCGTCTGGATCGCGGAGGTAAATCACGTCGTCGAAAAAAGCGTCGAGCGCGAATCCATCCACCGTGCCGGACTGGTCCCGCACCGCGCGCCGCATCTCTCCGACGATGTTCTGGCAATCCGCCAGGCCGTTCTCGACGGTCCAGACATGGCACGTCATGTAGACGTCGCCGGCGGCGATGCACGTCGCGTCATCCGCCGTGAATTGTCCTTCACCCACGATGATACAGGGGAATATTTCAGGCCGGTCGTTGCGGTCGAATATGTTGTTAGCAGGCACCAGCGCCGTTAGTTCGATGCGCGTCTTGAACAGAGAACAGAGATATTTTCGCGCCGCTAATGTGGCCTCGCTCATCATTTACTCCATGTGTCTTTGACGGCGTTTGAAATCGCCCGATCGACGCGGCGCCTAACGCGCTTTTTCGTGGTGCGATACGACGGCCAGAAGAACGCCTGCGAGTGCATTTCCTTCGTCCCGAACTCGACCGCCAAACTGTAATCAAAGTCGTAGGCTGCAATGCCGCGCTTATCGTTTATCGTCTTCGTGGTCTTCTCTCCGCCCGCGTGAACGCGAGCCGATAGCGGGCTGGTCATTTCATACTGGATTGACGAGCGGAGCTTGCCGCTGGCGACCGGTGCCAGAGATCGCATGCGGGTAACCATCTCGTCCGCGCCCTTCTCGATGCTGGGACGGATGGAGTCGCGCGCCGCTTTTGGTAGGGCGTCAAACGCCTTCAGGAGCGATGCGATGTCGTTCTTAGGCATCGGCCTCGACGCCCCATGTATAAGCGCGCCGGTTGCGGATGATATCGTCGACGGAGAACGGCACGACCGCCATGGATAGGCCAGCCGCTACGGCTTCCCGGTTCTCGAACATGGAAGCGGCCTGCGCCTTGACGGCGAATTTGAGATCGGCCGGAGATGTCTCGTCCAGCGGGAAGCCGACGAAGCCCTCGACAAAGGATTGCGCCTCGTCGATCAAATCCGTGATCATGCTGTCGTCATCATCGGTCGTAATGCCGAGGTGAGCCTTCATTTCTTCAAGAGTTACGATGGCCATTGTTCAATCTTTCTGAACGGTATAGCCCGTTCGTTCAAATTCTGTAATCCAATGAATTGCGAAGGAAGAGGCGCGCGTGGTATGGGCCGCTATGGTCAAAGTTGCCGCCCCACCCCCCCGGTCAGCGCCGCATATCCTTGGCCGTCCGCCTCGAATGGCACGGCTGGCATAGGGTCCGCAGGTTGGTCGGGTCGAGCCTGCGCTCTGGATGGTCACGGATCGTCTGGATATGATCGACGTGCTCGCCGGGCGCACCGCACCACTCGCACAGCGGATGCGCCGTAATGTGTGCATGCCGCAACCGGAACCAGTCCTTGTCGTAGCCGCGCTGCGCGGGCGTGCCGCGCGCTGCATCGGTGGCCGCTTGACGTTCGACGTGCCGTGCCTGCTCGTGCTGGCAGCGCTGGCCCTTCGGCACGCTGCATCCGCACGCTGTGATGCGGTTAGGCATTGATGATCCTCGATAGAATGAGAGCCGCCGCAGCAAGGCTGGCGCCACGGGGTCTCTGCGGCGGCAATGCTCGTGGCTACACTGTGATTAACAACCGCCAACGGCGGCCCGCGCCCACAATGCAGCCTTCGACCGAGCAGGCCGCTTTTTCATGGCGCGGCTTCGGTGTTCGTTACGCTACAGGCTTATCCGCCGCGTTGCCCTTGACCACTACAGCACCGGCCACAACGGACGTGCCGGAGGTCTTGGTAATGACGGCTCTGATATACCTCTTGTTGCCGATATAGCCCTGCTTATAGGTCGACGTAGCAGCAAGGCTGGCAGGCAGCGAGCCTACCAAGTCCGCGGCATCCACATCGGCGAAATCGCCGTCCGTGGTAGTGTCGGACTCCTGCATTTTTACGACGTAAAGGCCGGCCGAGGTGATGGCACCAGTGTTGATAACGAGAGCTGCGGAGTCAAATCCGTTAAGATCGACTGCCGTGCCTTTGGTGGTAGCGGCATAATCGACAGGTGCAAGCGTCTGGTCGACGCCAATGTTATTCGCGATATCGCGCATATAAGTTCCTATCTATGAAAAGAGGTGTGGGCGGCCTCTAGGACCGCCCGTTATGGCTTCTAGGCGTCGATTACGACGTGGCGCACTTCACCTTGCGCACGGCCTCGGCGAGCACAAGCGCACCACCGGTACGGCGGCGAGCATGGAAGCGCACAAGGCCCGAAGTCGCCTGGCTGTACGGATCTCGCATGATCGACAGAGCCACGCGATCATAGATGCGATACGCGCTGGCGATGTCGCCGAACAGGATCGGCTCGGCTGCGGAGCCAATGTCGTCCATGGTCGGATCTTCGATCAGCGGGCGGCCAAGTATGGTGGCCGGATCGCCAGCCGCAAGGCCGGGCTGCCACAGGTAGGCACCCGTCGAGCCGTCCTTAAGCTTACGCACCGCGGCAATGGTCGTGGAATTCATCATCCACACGCCGCGATTACGGTAATAAGCCGGCAGCGAATAGAAGTGGTCGATCAGCGTATCCGCAGGCGAGGAGCCGAGCGTGCTGGCATTGCCGGTTGCGGTATATGCTACGCCGTCCGCTTCCATGATGCCGACCGGCTTCTTAACGCCATCGCCCTGGCTAAAGCCGAGAGCTTCAAGCCGGCCGAACTCTTCGCTGAGGTCGCTGGAAACTTCGGCCTCAACGTTCACGGCCGCATCTTCAAGCAGGCGCTGCGAAACGTCGACGTAACAGGCCATCTCGTGGATAGGCACCTCGATCTGGCCATAGGTGGATTCGGTGCCCTCACGGGTTTCCGTCTCGCCAACCCATTTACCGGTCGGGCGGCCAGTGCGCTTCGGCAAGATAACTTCGCCGGAAGAGGTCGAACCAACGCGAGCAGCCTGGCGGATGGGCGAAAACTCGACGATGCCCTTGACCACCTCTGCGGAGAATTCCGAAGGCGCAAGATAGCCGCCAGCCGTGTCGTCGGCCACGCGAAGCGACTTAACTTCGTCGGCCTGCAGCGCTTCTTTGCCCTGCCGCAGATAATGCGTGAAGGCCTTGCGTTCCGGCGTAAGCTCCTTGTCGTTGTCGCCCTTGATAATGGCCGGACGATTCAGCTTGGTCTCGACGGCCTCAAGGCGCTCGATCAGCTTGGCGTTGTCGTTGTCGCCCTTCTTCTCGACCTTCTTTTCGGTCTTTTCGTCGGTGCGCTCTTCAAGCTTCTTCAGGCGCTCGTCGACGGCTTTCTGGAGGTCTTCAAGCGACTTCGTAACAACCGACATAGCGTCGTCTTCACCCTTGATGACAAGGGCGTTATTCAGATTATGCATGTAATAGGATCCTAGTTAGATGTACGGATAGCGGCTGCTACCCTGCTAATGGCCTCGGCAATCCGGATTGCCTCAACAGCCGATTTGGCGCTCGTAACCTTAGCGCCGGGATGCATGGGAATCGCGACCAGCGATGCCTCAAGCAATTCTAATTTTGAGATGGTGCGGCCACCACCCTTGCGGGGCATGGCCTTCTTCGTAATGAAGCCGATCGAGATACCGCGCACCGCGCCAGCTTTAACCAGCGCGGCCACTTCATCGGCCCGTTTCACCTCGCCGACCAGGAGGCGGCCCTTAAGGTGCAGGCCGTCCGGAGCTTCCTTGGCTTCCGACCAGGCACCGACAGGGTCGTTACCGTCATGGCCAAACAGCATTGGCAACGGCAACGGGGCGCCCGCGAATGCGCCTTTCTCGATCACGTCGCCAACACGGTCAGGTCGGTCGAACGGCCAGGCAATGCCTTCAATTTCGCCGCTATTACCTGCCGCAACCTTCGTTTCAATAAAGAGGCGTTCAAGCGGCTTCGACATCCGGCACCTCCGCCTCTGCGGCTGGTTCGCTGGCGGTCTCGCCGAAGATTGCTTCCGTCAGCACGTCCGCCATGAGCCCGGCGTAATTTCCGTGGCCTTCAGCTTCCAGCGCGGCAACCACACCAGGATGCGGCCGGTAATGGCGGTTGAACCGCATTGGGAATCCCATCTTTACCGACACCTTCGCCATCTCAATCACGGCGCGGTCCTCCTTCGACGGCCCGTGCAGGGCGAAAGACACGATCATCGCGACGTCGTTGAACGACCACCGTCCTTCGGTGGCGTCCTTAAGCACCGAATAAAGCCCGCGGCCCAGGCTGAATTCCAGAAATGGAATGTAATCGCGGGCAATGTTAAACTCGCGCTCTTCATTATTGAACTGCGCCTTCATTTGGCGTGTTCTCCCCTTGGTTGGTGTTGTCGTTTGCGGGTGCCGGTGCCGGATTCGGCTTGGTCGGTGTCACATTGATCGCCGGATTCCGATAGACGTCACCGCCATCACGAGGCGGCATGCCGAGCCAATCGCGGGCGTCATTCGGGCTCAGGATCTCATTCGTCACCAGCGTCGAAACCGCCGTAGCGCGTGCCGTCAAATCCGCCTGGGTGGTGTCGTCGACGTCGAAACGGAAGAAATGGTCGGCCCGTTCTTCGTCGGACAGCAGGGCGCGGTTGAATGCGCTTTCCAGAGCCCGCAGCCACGGCATGAGCGAATAAGTCAGCCAATCTCGGCCGGCGCTCTCCCAATTCGACCATGTCATCCGCGACAGTTCATAGATCATGCTGGGCGGGACTCTGAATGCGCGGGCGATCTGTAGGTTTGCCTCGCGCAATAGCTCCATCGTCTGACTATCGACGGAATTGAACGTCAGCGGATTGGCCGTGGTGCCGTCCCACAAAACAGCGGTGCGACCCGCATTGTCCGGGCCGCCGTAAGCCGCCTTCCAGCCTTGCAACATCTTGACGACGCCGGACTCACCGAGCGGCTTGGGGCTCTGCAGCACTAGTCCGGGTCGGGCGCCATTCTTGAAGAAGTTGCCGATATGCTGCTCGATGGTATAGGCGACGGAAATGCTGTCGCGGGCCATGGAAAGCGGACATCGACTAAACGCACCCCGGAGGTGAATAACATCCTCCAGGCGCAGTTTCTTCCCAGCGAGCCTGTACGTCGGCTCTTGCGTGCCGGTGCTGGCATATTCGACGGAGATCGAGCCGGGAATGTAGTTTATGATCTCGCGAGGCTCGCCGCGGACGCGATTAACCCAGGCAAGGCCACCAGCATCAGCCGTCAAGGCGGCGCTGACCAAATCCCTGATTAGCTCGAATGAGGACGTCCACGAGTTAGCCTGGCCCGTGAGCAGCTTAAGCCCGTCATGATCGTCGACATTGACCTCCTCGCCGCCCACTTTGCGTTTCATGGTAATCGGCAACGTCGCGCAAGCTTCCGCGATCGCACGGATACATGCCTGCACGGCGGGCACCGAAAGCGCTTGCCCCTGGCTCACGCCAAAACTGGACGTGCCGCCGCCTGTAAACAGTTCATATAGATCCGGGTCGCCGGATGCCGTGCCGGCTGGCAGGGATTTTTCCTCGACCGCGGGTGCGGTCTTTTTACTCCAAGGCCACATTCAGGCGGCTCCTTATATCTTGTACGATCCAGCCGGGATGAACGATGCGGCATGGCCCGACGAGCCATTCCTGCTCGTCGGGCTGTATCCAGTGGTCGCCATCGTCGGTGAGAATGAGCGACGTGCCGTCCGGCGGTTCGGTAGCGAGATGCTGGCGGGTGATCGCCAACGCATCGGCTATGGGAAGGTCCGGGCCGGAAAGATTGCGTGCCGTTTTGAATTCGGTCAGGTCGCGGATTGAAAACAGCCGGCGACCACGGAGGCGAATGCCCATGCCGTATCGGCGCACCGCATCCTTTATCGACTGCATGGGCATTCGCAGGGCATGGGCCGCGTCCGCCATGCGGAAGACGCGAAGGTCGTAGTTCATGACGCCCTCCTATGGTGGCGTTCGCAACATTTTTCAGATGGCAAAATTTTTGAGACGCCTTGCGCGGTATCGCTCACACGCAAGGCGTCCGTCCGACGCTGAAAGGCTAGAGCACCGGGATAGATGCCCTGCGCTGAGGTGGACGCAGGGCGGCACACCGTGATGAGACGATGCACCAAACTAAAAAGAAGGACACCGCGAGGGCGTCCTTAAAGCTTACACACATATACGCGAAATACTGACCGGATAAGGCACATCACGCTGCGATTTTTTTCTCTTTCTTGTTATCGTTTGCAGCCGACAGAACTTTAGCCGCTTCCATCAATACAGTCTTAGCGGCACGGTCCGCGTAATCCGGGCCATAACCCATGCGAATACCCAAGGTCTTCAGCGTGCCGCCCGCCTTTACTTCTTCGATGACTTCCGCGGCCTCGCCCTTAGGTTTCTCTGGTGCCTCCCACATAGGCGCACCGCCCTTCGTGCCTTGCTTTGGCCGAACGATGCCACCGAAGAAATACGCGTTGGCCGCAACCTTCGTCGGGCACTTCATCACCGGGCGGGAGTAGGCCGCCATAGCCGATTCAAGTTCGGACCGCGCTTTCTCGACGCCAGGCAAGGGGTCATAGAAGGGGCTTGGACCATCCCCCGCAGGTGGGCGACACGGAACCCGCTCGATGCCTACCGCATGATGCGGGGAAACCGGCGTCGGTTTCGTTTTCAAATAACGTGTCGGGCTTCGCTTGTGCTTGCCACTGCCCCGGATACCGTCTCTCGGCTTGAGCTTCTTTCCCTTCTTGGTGATGCCCCACTCGCGAAGCTCGCCGCGATAAAACATCAGGTTTCCAAGCCATTGCCATTCCGGGTCGCGATAGGTCTTGCCGCCCAGGCGCCTGTATCCTTTGCCTACATGTCGCACGCCGTCGCGGACGTAGACACGGAAGGCGTCGGATGCCTCCCGCATCAATTCGCCAACGGTCGGCCGGATTTCCCGGTCGGCTAGTTTGACGGACTCCACCTGCGCTGGCTTCTGGTCGATGACTGCGCGAGCAATCGGCTGCGCAAGATCGGGATGGTTTTTGTGCAGCCACGACAGCAGCGGCAGGGTCTTGCGGTTTCGTTTGCTCACGCTGCTCTCTCCTCCGGCTTCCGCCATTCGTATCTGCCGTCCTTGAACGCCAGTAGTTCGGCACGGATGCCATGCAGGTCGAAATCGTTTTCCAGCGGCTTGGGGCTTTCGGCCAGATGCCAGATTTGCGCCAGATGACGCTGGCCGGCTTCCGTCGCGGCTGCGTCCGGAGAATCCACAATTACGGTCGACTCCCACTCCGTCCCGGCGTCCTCGACAAGCCGCAGACTGATAATCCCCTTATCCAACGTTGCGTTGGTTATCGTCCCGATGCGGCGCTTCGTGATGAGGTGCGGCTGGTATTGCGGGTTATCGTCATTTTCAGCGCGGCGCGGCTTGCGTTCCTTCGGCTTATACGCCGTGGGCGGCTCGCATTCATATTCCCGCCGCTCCAGCCATTTTGCCAGCGTGAACCGCGGCGCGTCCGGCTTGTCCTGCTCTTCCCATCTCTCGTACCATTCGCGGGCCGACTCTACGATCTCGGCATGCAACGCTGCGTCCGGGGCCAGCTTCCGGTAGACCTTCTCCGCCTCGGCCCAGCCCTTACCTTTGCGCGCGCCTGGATAGTACGTCTTCCACAGTTCTCGGAACCACTCTTGGGTATGGTCGCCATCTCCCGCCGTTTCCGCGCCGGGACGGCCCTCAAGGCCGCTACCGGGCGGCGCCGAAGGCGCGGCGGGTTCAATATCTCTTTCTGTAAGCGCCCCCTGTAAGGGGGCTTCAGTAAGAGAGGATTCGGTTCCCTGTAGGGTACCGCTAGAGGTGCTAGAGGTTCCCTGTAGGGTACCGCATGGGGTTCCCTCTAGGGAACCGCTATTCTCAATATCGCTAGAGGTTCCCTGTAGGGTACCGCTAGAAGAAAACTGGAAATTCAGACCATACTCGGTGGGGCGGGTTCCTACCCCCTCGCGAAGGACATGGAATACACCATGCTCTAGGAGACGGCGGGTCGAGATAATGATCTTGTTGCGCTTGGAGCCTGTAGCCTTCTCCAGATATCGCAGGCTGGCACGAGCGTTGCCCTGCTTGCGCATGTATCGCTCGATAATGACAGCGGCGACCTTGTGGTCAAGGCGGGTTGCCCAATCCGTATGGATGACGGAAAGCAATAGCCGATGCTGCGCCAATAAATTGTCGGCAATGGTTTCAGGCTGCGACATCGGCCACCGCCTTCGCGATCTCGCCGACAATTGCCGGCGGGAAAGAAACGAGAAGCCTGTCATGGACGGCAGGGCCGTAGACGCGAATACCGTTGCGGGTTTCGACGAGACGCACGTCGCGAACAAACACGCCGTTTGGAAAGCGCACGTCCAATATTGCGCGCGTGTTCCCACCCGGCCTTGCGGGCCGGTAATTGCTGATCTCCATTGGAAATCTCCCATTATGATTGAAGATTATCGAGCCGGCTTCGCGCCGATCTTTGTTGATTGCCCAGCCGCAAGACGCGGCCGGGGGAGGGGATTTCTGCGCAACTTGCACAGAAATTAGCCGATTGCGGCTAAGTCCGCCGTTTAGTTCGCGAGGTGTATTCCTGTACTGCCGCATCCAAGATTTCGCGGTAATGCGGTGACACGAGCTTTTTACCTTCCGGATAGGAAACCTCGAAGCCGGAAGCAGTTTTCCAGAGATCGAGGCCGCGCAACCGTTCGCTGCCGACTACGGCATCGAACACTCCGACTATAAGGAGATCGGGAGGCGGTGGGTTTCCAATAAAAACCGGGGTCTCAAAATGGACTATTTCGACGCTCATGCCGCAACTCCCTGTGCGCGCTGATTATCATTTGCCGGCACGACGCGGCGCGCGGCCACCCATGCGTCGAGGTCGTCAGTGCTATAGATGACGGTCGCACCGAGCTTGGCGTAAGCTGGGCCGGTGTTTGTCATCCGGGCTTTGTCTAGATAGCTTTTCGAAAGGCCGACATATTCGGCGGCCTGCGGTACACGTAAGTTTGCCATTTCACCTCCTGCGGTTGCGGCGGGATTGCCGTGGTTGCAGGGTGTACTTAGGCTTATTCTACGATTTCATCAGCCGCACGAAGTTGGTAGAAATGTGCGGTTAGTCGTGTTCTGCCCTAGCCTCGGCTTCTGCTTTGTTCCACATGGCGACGCAGCTTTCGACGTGGCGCCTTTTATACCCGAAGTACGCCATCGTCTCTTCGACGGCTGCGCCATACGTCTTGCCGTCATCCTGTAGCGACCTGACCATCTCGGCTATATCGAGCCACTCTTTTCGCACTGCGGGCCGTCCGCCCCGGAGGGCTTTTGCGTCACCGGCTCTAATGCCCAGCGTCCTAATCCAGTCCGCAGCTATCTTTTGAACAACTCGGTCGGCGTTGCCGGTTTCCAGCAATCGTATCAATTCGTCCATAGCATCTTCAGCGCGCCCTTCAGAAAGCGCACTACTGATCGGGAGAGCGGCGAAGCTGATCGGTTTAGGCAGTGGCGCCATCTCACTTCCCCCCAATCGCCGCTGCTATCTGGCCGGCGATAGCATTTGCGGCGGCGCGTGCTGGGTTCACGTCGACGTGGGCGTACCGCTGGGTAGTGGCGGCATCCGCGTGACCGAGGAGCTTTCCGATGGTTAGCAGGGACATCCCGTCGCCCGCGCCGACACTTGCGAACGTGTGCCGCAGGTCGTGAATATGTACGTCGGATATTCCGGCCCGCTTCGATATCGCAGCCCATGGCTTCTTAAGATCGGTACGTGGCTGCTCGTCGGGTAGGCCTGCGCTGCGGGTGGCGATAGCATAAGCGCCGATGCGGGGCAGGGCATCTAATTCAGCTTGAGCCGCGGCCGATAGCACAACGGTCTTCCTGCCAGTCTTGGAATCCGGCAAGCGGAGTAAGCCGCGCTGCTGGTCGTATTCATCCCAGCGGAGATTGAGGATTTCACGCAATCGGCAACCCGTCAGCATCAACAAGCGGATCGCGCCAGTGACATGCGGCCCGTAGATCGTCCGGTTCTTTTCCTTTGGCGCGTGCTTGGATTCGGACGCCTTATGCGGAATCCCGATTGTTTCGGCCTCGCGCAGGGCGTCGCCAAGCCGTGCCATTTCCTCTGTCGTCAGGTAGCGCTCTCGCGCCTCCTCTTTGTTGCGGTCGATCTTTGAAGCCGGGTTCATTCCTTCCGGGACGTATCCGCGCTTCGCACCCCAGCCGTACGCGGCCGAAAGCAACGCCATAGCGCGATTGGCGGAGTAGGGCGCTTCCTTCGACATCTTGTCGTGGGCGCGCTGCACGTCGACACGGCCAAGGGCTACCGCTTTTGTTGCGCCCATATGCGGCTCTACGTGCTTCACCAGCGTGATCTTATAGAACGCGCGCGTCGACTCCTTCATGCCCTTGCCGGCGATGTAAGCCTCGACGAGTTCCTTGACCGTACCGCTGGCGCGTTCGTCTGCGCGGTTCTTCGCCAGATCACGACCCAACGCGGCATTGGCAATGGCTGTGCGCGCCGCCTCACGGGCTTCGTTGGCCTTCAGCGTACCGACACGGCCAAGCTTAAGACGCTTTTTGGATCCTCCGGCAACCGGCCGGAACTCGGCAAACCAAGTGCCCGTTCCGCCGGGCGTCCGGTAAAACCCGAAGCCGGCAAGATCATCATCAAAGTAGAACTTGGTCTTGTTCGGCGTTGCCGCCCTCATCGCCTCGGCAACCGTCTCCGCCGTGATCTTCAA